ATATAACGAGCCTGTCTACCCTTGTATTGTCTGGCATTGTAACTCTGTAGAGTGGAGATGTCAAAATCTCTAGTTTAAAAATGGGCAACCCATCATAAACTCAAGTGTGGCTTACATGTGTCTTGCCGATACAAAAAGAGCTTCCCAAGCCAAACTACGACTTGAAAAGCCCCATAAAATCAAGGTTTTTTGCACCTATCTTAGAATTTACCTTCTTTTGCTGCTTCCTCGATGGAAACAGGAAATCTTGATTTTAAGCCATTTCTTCCAGCAAAATGTAGGAATACTCAAGAAATAAACGACATTTCTACACTTTTTTATACACCGTTTCACCTTGTATTACATTATTCGCTTTATCAAGGATATTCTCCCCCTTTGAATCCTGAAGGGTATCGAGAAACGAATATCTCGAAGGGTAGTCTTTAAATGCGGTCCCTACAATTTTTGTACCGTCCGCTTTATGCGCTGTATAACCTCGCAACAATGTTTCCTCTGTGATTGTATCCTCGGTCAGATCTATGAGGGTCTTACCGCTATAAACGACTTTACTTGTAGCCATTTAAGCCTCCCTTCTACCCTATAGTTACCGTGGTACCTCCAGCGGGATTTTCACTTTCCTGATACGGAATTGCTGCAACTGTAACCTGTGATAAGTAGTTATATCCTTCTTCAGTATCTGGTAATACAGTCTGTTCTGTGGTTTTCGGTGTAACTGTCTTGGCCTGTGGTTTGGCGTCTTCTGTTCCGGACATCGTTCCCTCAACGCCAAGCAACGTAATACCCTCTCGAATATTAGCAGGAACCAATTTTTCTTTTTCTGTATCTACAATTCCAACTTTACCAGAACCATCATGATATCCCTGAGGAACTGTATATTGCTCATCCTTAGAAGAAATTGTTCCAGCCACAGCACTATTGTTTTTCATAGTACCAGTCAGTTTCTTACCTCTTACATAAGCGGTCTTTCCCTGAAGAATTTCAGCAACAGCAGCCGTCGCATCACTAGAATCTACATCGTACTTACAAGTACCGGTGATAGTCTCTCCTTTTTTATCATGAGCTGTAAATCCATCGAGAATTTTATCAGCAGTGACAGTATCGCCACTTAAATCGATCAGTGTCCGTCCACCATAAATTACTTTGTTAATAGCCATATTCGTATCATCCTCTCTTTTAAAAATAAAAAAGAACGGTTTCCCGCTCTAATTACTCATTTTTATTTGCCTGTTTGATAATCTGATTTACATAATTACTGAGACCTGCCATTAAAATCCCCTGAACAATTGCTGTAAAGACCGCCATAGCAATCTCCTGACCGTTACCTAATGGCGATGTTGCCAGAACCCAAATTCCACAAAGAACGATTCCTCCTGCCCCCAGAAGCATAGGGATATATTTATCCTTAACCACCTGTGTCTGCTTCAATGCCATTCCGCAGAAATACAGAACAATCGCTACAACAATCAGTTCCGGTTTTACATAATTCATAATCTGTTCCATGATTGATTCCTCCTACTGATTTTTTTGAGTATATGTTGATTTATGAATGGGTAGTTTGTTGACTTCCGACATAACTTTCTTCGCCGAACCATTTCCTCCCATTTTTTCATAAGGCTTATAGAGATAATCATGCAGATTTTCATATTCATCCTGCGTAATCCAACCCCGATCGATATAGGACATGCCAAGATATACGATTCTGTCATGAGCAAGCCCAATCAACATCTGTGTTCTCACATCTTTTTTCTCGCTTCTCTTCTGGATGTATGCCCAAAAACCAGAAGAAGCGACAACTGCACATACAATCGTCGCTACCATTTGAAACCATGGCTCCATATAGGTACCCTCCCATATTTATCTTGTTTTATCGACTATAATCATCTTTTTATTGACAATCTCAATCGATTTTTCAAATAAATCTTCGTAAAGACCTATTAAATTTTTTCTTTGTTCTTTGGATAGAAGTTTATAAAAACCACCCATCCAGCTTCGAAACATATTTTCTACATTTTCATACGAAATTTCCTCATTCTTCACTTTTACAGCAAGCCTTTTGAGTTTTCTACGCATCGCAGTAACTCTCTTTGGATTGATTCGTTTGATTACTTTACCGGAATCGGTCAAACTATATTTGATTTGCAGAAATTTGTATGTACTGGAAATCTTCACAATTCGAGTTTTCTTCCTATTGATATGGATTCCATATTCTTCTGCAATCTGATGAATATGATCCAGCAAATCTAACAATTCTTCTTTGCTCGGGTTCATGATATACCAGTCATCCATGTATCTTCCATAGAATTTCTGACTTCGCACATACTTGACATAATTATCGATCCGATATGGATAATAAATTCCAATAACCTGAGATAGCTGGTCGCCAATATTAACCGATTTCTCCATCCATTTTTCACCAGTCAACTTTGACTCTGGAATATTTCTATACTCCAACTTATTGAAAGTATCTGTCATACATGTGGCATATTCTTCGTCTGTCATGTAAGAAACATCGATTTTAAACCCGTCAAAAATTTGCGTTAATAACCAATCAATAAATTCATCGTCATCAAATAGCCTCAACAATTCTCGTTTGGCAATTTCATGAATGATGTTGTCATAAAACTTAGAAAAGTCTCCAAACAATATCCAACCTTCATTCCCATACAAACGATAATATTTACGAAGATGAACTTCGAATCTATCTCGCTGATGAGAGATTCCTCTTCCTTTTATCGAAGCACAATTATCATAAATAATATGCTTTTTCACTTCAGGAAGTAAAATCTCATCGCATAAAACATGTCGAATAATACGATCTCTAATTTGAATACTTGTTATAGGTCTTACTCGACCTCTCTCAAACAGCGTGAATTCTTGTGTCGGTCCATTTTGAAGTGTCCGATTTATCAAATCATCTTGAATAGAAAAGATATACCTCAGAAAATTCATCATGAATTTCTGTGTTGTTTCTTTCCATTTGCTGGTTTTGACAGAGGCCTTATAAGCCCTATACAAATTGTTGGCGTCACAGACAATCTCCTCATAGTTCATAAATCATTCACCGTGTTAGCAATACTTACCGTAGTAAATTGCGTCCGGCTTTGCTATTTATCCCTTCGGAAAGGACAATGTCTCCTTCTCTGTTGGTTAGGCAGAGAATCCGGACGAACCCCATTAGAGTTCGAAGCGTTGTTGTAGTTCGTATTGCCATTGTTGTTCACATTAGCGAAATTAGCCGAAGAAACGACGCATAATTAGACATTACCCTTTTAACTGTGACCTGATTCGGTTATCTCGTTGACGCCACTTTTTTATCAATCCGATTTCTCGGTCGATAGCTTTAACATAGCGACTATAGAGATTAACATCCACTTCGAATATCTCAACGATTCGTTGTAACTCTTTTAAGAGTTGTTCGCAGTTTACTATGGCTGTATTTTGATAATCTCTTCTTTTCTCATATTCATGCAGCGTGGTCGGATATATAGAATTTGCTGCCCGGATGTTACTCGTTAGCATAGAAGCTAGCTGATCTATTCGATTTTTATAATTCAGCATCAAATATCTATACTTGGAAAAATCCTCAGCGGACTCTTTTCCATAAGCATATTTTACCCGGACAAAATGATCCAAATCTTTTACTCCGAAGCTACGCTGCATCAGCTCGATTAACATATCATGTAATTCAACAGAATAAGTAATCGCTTCAAATTTGGATTCTGTCCGGTCGCTCACTAGGACACTCATGCGTAATCCTTATCCGTAATCTCTTTAAATTCTTCTTCCGTGATCCAATTCATTTTCACGGCATTTCGGACACGCATCTCGTTCCACATTCCCATGTTATAATAGCGTTTTACTTTGTCAAAATTTTTACTACGTCTCATGTCAGCTCTCCTCCTTACAGTTCAATTTCAGACATCATGGCTATATATTCAATATCCGACTGTAATTTAATAAAAGCCAATTCATTTTCTGGAACATCACGAAGTATAAACCAATACTCCTCTCCCATCTTTGTGATCTGTACCAGTTCCATATTCGTATGGACATCGTCTTTTTCGCCGTCATTGATTGTGACATTTAGGCAGTTCCCATCAAAAATGGTCTCATCAATTTCCACAGGCGAAATAAAGTTGTTTCCGTTCAGTTTCAGATTATCAATCACTGTCCCATCAGCCAGAGTAATCTTATAAATCTTATCATCCATTTTGACATTCACCTTTCATTCATTTTTTCTTTTTATAGCACAGATAGCTGTCACCTGCGTACTGTTTTTTTTCGGGGCACAGGGCCCCTGGATTAAAACTAACCAATAGGGAATACCGGACGAACCCCAAGAGAGCTCGAAGCGGAGTTGAAGTACGCAGAGCCAAGGTAGCCCACACGAGCGAAATAAGCCGAAGAAACGACGTCTCTGAGCCAGAAAGTCGCACGGTTTGCAATAAATTTCGGAACCACAGTAAATAAAGCAAGCTGCGTCTTTCCAGCTGTATATCGATTCGGAACATTTTTTCCATCTCCAGCCGGTGCGAAAACGTGACTTCCATACATCATAATCTCATTAGGAAGTTCTAAAGTAGAATCAAACCACGCCCCTCCGGAGGGATATCCTTCCGTAACGGCATTTGTCAGATGTTCACGATGAGAAAGAATCAGATTACCAAAAGCACTTGCTGCTAATGTTTTCGCCTGAGCGAGATTTTTCTTATACATTTCAGAACCTACATAACCACCAGTAGTGATGTTCGTCGCGTTCATCTGTGCATTGTAAAGTGGTTTGTCCGGCATAATGACCAAATGAGGTTTTGTAAATGCAGTATCTCCGCAATCATACCAGTAATCAAAATCCACAATCCTCCACGTATAGCTTCCGATAGTCCAATAATCACCTAAGAAAAAGCCCTTAAAGGTACCATTTTTAATATTGGTCTTCTGTTCTTCTGTAACAACACTTCCAAGGTTTTTCCCTCTGTAAATCATTCGGCGCTGTTCCTTCGGCACAAAAGAATCCAGAATAGCAAACAATGCATCATTGGCACCAATTGCTTTGTTTCCGGCCGCAGTTCCAACTAAAAACTTGTCATTTGTAGACAAAGTCTTAATTTGATCAAGCTCTGACAGATTAACCCCGGAAATAAAATCTTTTGAATTCATGAGGCCGATCAGAGCCTTTGCGAAATCGCTTACTAAGATCGTTTTAGTCCCGTTGTTACCATCAATCAAGACAATATTGCTCTCATCCAACTGACGAACTTTCTCATAATCTGTAATTTTCATTTTGTCATATCCTCCTTTTTTTTATCTAATGCAAAAAATAACGCGACCATCAATAGGCTGTCCATTACTATCCAGAATCAAAGAACTGGAGTATGCTCTCGCTACAATCGGATCTATGTCACTATCAATAATAGTTCCGTCCGATGAATCAAGAAGCTTGTCATGGTTCTCGTAACCATTATCATAAAGTTTATTGTAAACGGTAAATTCTGTCCGAATTCCTTCTACAATTTCTTCTAAAATCTTCGTTCGCTCCTGCAACTCCAATATCTGGTTTGCCAGATTCGCCTCTACGTTCTCCGAAAGCGTATCTTTCAACTGTTGGAACCACTCATCAAATAAAGCTTGGGCGTTCTCTCGCCATGCAGCCATTTCGGATGTATTATTGTTCGTGTACTCGTTGAACCAGGTCGCCCATAACTGTTTCCAATAGGCATTCGTTTCTTGCATATCCGCCGTTTGCGTCGCATACCAATCATTCCACTGTTTTTCCCAGTCCAGATAGGATTGTTGAATTTCTTCTGTCTGTGCATTAAACCATTTTGACCATTGGTCTTTCCAGAAAGAATTTGTTGCCTCCATGTCCGAGGTTTCTTTTTCATAAAAAGCATCCCATTGGTCTTTCCACTGAGCAACCAACGCATCAATAGACATCTTCTCCAAAGGCGCTGTTACAAATGGACACTCCGATGTTCCAACCGTATTAGTAATATTCGCCTGTCGTATGGATGTAACCCCAGAATTTACTCGAATGTACGCCAATGGATATTGCCAACGATCATTTGTTTTTATCATTGATGGTTTTACCGGATTTGTAGCCGGTGTACCCTTAACGATTTTAAGAGACTTCGCCCTTGCCACATCCAGTGCACGCCTCTCATCTTTCGCCAATGATTTCTGTGTACGATATTGTGTGGTGGTTAATCCCATAGCTTTTGCAATTTCCGTATCACTCATTCCCTGGCTCTTCAGCTCATCTATTCGACTAAGAAAATCTCCACTATGCTGATATGGATTTTCACCAGAGCCCCATGGATAGCGTCCAGAACGGCGAGGCATTCCATAATGCATTAAAATTTCTTCCGCAATTGGATTCATAATTTAGCCCTCCTGTTCTTTGATTTTGTTAATTACTTTGTCAAATGTAATAATTTTATCCATGATTGGAACGATGATTTCTGCTGTTGGATTTTCATATAAAATCTGATTGCTCTGATAAATTCTCAACTCTATGTCGATATCAGCCGGTTTAATTTTATACTCCAAACAAAAAAGAGCCGCATATATTTCAAGCTGCTCCATGTGTGCTGGAATGACACCTGTTTTTAAATCGTGAATACGAAGCATCCGATTTCGAAACACGATTGCATCGGTTGTACCAAAGCAATTCTCCGAATAAAACAGGGGTTGCTCTGGAATCATTTTAAAACCAATGGCATCATTCACATACATATTTAATGTTTTCTGTGATTTTGGAAGTTTTTGACCGAGAGTAATACATCTCGCTGCAAAATCGTGAAGTTCAGTTCCTTTTTGAGTTGCCAAAAATTTTGAATATGACTCGGCAACTTTGGATTCATCATAATTGATCCAATGATATTTACTCGCACCAAGAAAGGCGTGTTGCCCTTCAAGAGCGGAATGCTTGTTGAAGATCATATAACACTTCCTCCTTATTCTCCGGACAAATAAATCTTGAAAATGACATCTCATTCATTCGTCCAACATAATATTCTTGATTTGGTTGTTTCTTGGCGCGTACACTTTTTTTACATTCTAAGGTGGCCCATTTATCGTTATAAAGAATTAACAAATCAGGAATACCCTGAATATGACTGGCATCGAGTTTTGTAACTATGCAGCCTTTGAACATTCTTTTTAACTCTTGAATCAATTTGTTTTGAAATTCACTTTCAAGCATAGATGAGCCTCCTTTCTCCAAAATAAAAGAGAGAATGGCTGTTTTAACCCTCTCTCTTCATAACAGTCTATGTTTTTTTCGCGCGCAAAAAAATACCAAATGAAAATAAAAAAGACAGGGACTCGTTAAAGAATCTCTGTCTCACTTAACCAATATTCAATTTTAACTATTATTTCTGAGATACCGTATCAATATCCAGATTAACCATAATCCACCAGTACATAACGTGAGTATTACATCCAATATCAATCCGGCTGTACTCCTCTTCTTTTTTCCGCTTTTACTCATTTGGCATATCCTCCCCTATTATTTTTTCTTTGTTATTTCTTTTAAAGATTTTTGTCACGCTCTGTTTTGTCCTTTTCGCAACAACCGAAAGATTTTCTCTAGTGCGTTCCTTGGATTCTTTTTTGTTGCGTTGCAGTTCGTCAAATATTTTTTGACTTTCAATAATAACTTCATCTGGTATGTATCTTAAACATACTGTCGAGCCGATTTTAACGACGGTTCCTTGTTTAGGGTTCGAACCTATAACCTGAGAATCAAAACAGTCCTTATATCGTGGATTTGCTTCCTTTATGGTTAGTTTGCTTGTAGAACTTTTTAGTCCACAATCCTCTAACATCCTCACTGCTTGTTCCAGATCTATTGGAAATCCTTTATGATATAATTCTGGTATCTTAATCTTTTCTTCTGTTTTTTCAGAAGATTTATTCTTTGCATTATTGATAGCATTTGCCACCAAAGGTGTTGCCGCGGTTGCCAAACCAGCAAGTGCACTTATGACACCGATAACATCTGTTGAACCTTTATTATTTTTATTCGTATTATTCGTTCCCAATGTATATCCCTCTCAATCAAATAATATATGGGCAATAAAAAAGTGCGCCTCCAACAGAAGACGCACCGAAAAAATGCATCTCCCATTGTTGCCACACAATCTCGCTCCGTTTAAGGGTATGAGTAAAGAGAGAATACACTTTTTACCAAAATGAATTCCCTTAAACGAATTTGCGATATTTGATTGTGTGGCACTTATACTATACCATAAACCGTTGATAAAGAAAAGATTTTTTTATTAGCTCTTGACATTTTCTTCAACCTGTGATATGAGCCTGTTTTCTGAGATCGTCATAAACCATTCTCATCCCATCTTCAAAGTACACTAATATACTCATATACCCAAACGGACGAAAATATACGGATGACCGCGACAACCTTGGATAAATTGACTTGAAATTTTCATATAAACTCTCCCAACTAATCTTGCTCATGATTTCCTCCATTTTTTACTCGTGGTCAAAAACCCACTTTTTTTTCGCTATTACTATATATATTTAAACTTTCTATCATAATAGTTTAAGAAAAAAAGTGGGAAAGTGGGCTTTGAGCCCGCAAACCCGCATAAATACTGGGTTTTTACTGACCAAATCGGGGTTTTAAAAGTGGGCACAAAGTGGGCAAATGACCACAAATTTGACCAAAATCGTCCGAATCCTTCCCCAAAATTCCCCTCATTTTCCAAAAAGCCCAAATAAAAGTGACCAAAGCCCGTTTTTCAAAACTCAAAAGTGGGCGTAATTTTCACCCACCTTCAAGCTTTGTACAGACGTTTTTAATAGTTTCTCCTCTGGTAAGGTAAATGTTTCCGAGCAATCGGACGGTAAGAATATTGTTTAATGAAAGATTCTCTTCGGAATTTTTTCAAAGACATCCCATATCGAGCCGGAGAGCTTAGACTCTTTTTCTTCTCTTTCTCGGGCACCGATAATCCAAACGCTTTGTTCAGAGTGTCCGCCATCTCTTTTAACTTGGCGGCAAATTCTTCAAATGCTTTCGTAATCGTATCAATTGCTTTCTGAAAATCATTCATGTTTATATATCACCTCCAAATTCGTCCCGTTCGTTTGTCCTTGATAACGATCCGTTCCTCAATATGAAAATCTGACAACTCACAAAGAGCAAAGATAGTGTCCAATAATTTGTGAAACCGTTCGTCTTCCTGTTCCATGTTCTTCAGCGCTTCATAGGCAGTCGGGTCTGAATATCCCTCTGCATTTCTTCGACAATCATTTTTAATACCCATCTCGTCCTCCCCATCGGAAAGAGTCATCCATATAGGTTGTAGACGCACTAATTGCTTTTAATGCTATTACTCCCGCCAGACACACAATTCCGATAATAATTCCAATTACATATTTCATGCTGTTTCGCCCTCTCCTTCTACTAATTTAACACCGCCATACTCCCACAAATCTTCTTTTAACTTATCCATATCCAACTCTCCATTTTGCCAGCGTTCGTAATATTCCAGAACCAATTCAGTAAATCTCGGAATACGCTTGGCGTAGGTCTTTGTCCAATAATGATCCATTAACACTTCCAAAGGGAGAGTCAGGAGTAAAACCATACATATGACAGAATGTGCTTGGTAAACGATGCTGTTTATATCGCCAAGTATAAAGACGGAAAATGGACCGCAACCGGTACACAATTCCAGATTCCATATGTCTTTAAGAAACTTTTTAGTAAAGAAGAGATTGTCTTTGAAGATATGTGTGAAACAAAATCAGTAAGCAGTGCATTATATTTGGATATGAATGAGGGGCTTCCCGATGTATCTTCTTCCGAAAAGGAATTTGCAAAATTGGAAGATCAATACAAGAAAGGGCTACTCTCAGATACAACTCTTGAGAATCTTTGTGGGGAACTGCTCGAACGTATCGAAGAAGGGCACAATTATATTTTCATTGGACGAGTTGGTCAATTCTGCCCGATTAAACCAGGAGCTGGCGGCGGTTTATTGATGAGAGAAAAAGACGGAAAGTATTATGCTGCTACAGGCTCAAAAGGGTATCGATGGCTGGAATCAGAGATGGTTAGAGAATTATCTAAAGAAGATTCTATCGACCGTTCTTATTATGACAAACTTGTCGATGATGCTGTAAAGACCATATCTAAATATGGCGATTTTGAATGGTTTGTTTCGGAAGATCCTTACATTGCAAAGCCAAAACTTGAGGATTTTATGAACATTCCAGAAGACGCAGATGAAGAAATACCATTTAATTAAAAGAAAAGGAGAAATATATCATGGCTTTTAAAAATGTACCAAATATCATTATCGAAAACGCTCGTATTATCTTTCGTAATTTCAGAGGAGAAGAATCAAAGTATAATCGCGCGGGAAACCGGAACTTCTGTGTCATCATCGAAGATTCGGAGCAGGCAGAGAAACTTTCCAATGATGGATGGAATGTAAGACTGCTGGCTCCGAGAGACGAGGACGAAGAGCCGAGACATTATATCCAGGTGGCAGTCAGCTTTGAGAATATCCCGCCTAAGGTATATATGATTACTAGAAAAACAAAAACACCGTTGGATGATGAATCCATTTCCACTTTGGACTATGCGGAGATTCGGAATGTAGACTTGACGATTCGACCTTATTCATGGGAAGTGAATGGAAAGACTGGTATCAAAGCTTATCTGAAGACGATGTATGTTACTATCGAAGAGGACGAGTTCGCAGAGAAATATGCGGAGGAAGAGGGACCGGAAGAAGTTTAATTCTTCTAAAATATAAAAATAGGGTGCTTGCTATCACTAAGCAGGGTAAATGTCCTAAGGTAAAAGGAAACAGCCCTCTATTTTCGTGAAAGGAGAAAAACTATGGTATTTTGGAATCCGAAAAAGAGGCGAACCACAGCGAAACCGAAAACAACCGCTTCTATTTCTAAACCCAAAGTAGGTAGCGTAAAACAAGAACTAAATATTCTGCCACAACCTAAGAAAACAGATAACCCAAAGCCTAATAAAGTTCCTAAAAATGAAGATGTTAAAAAGCAATTTCTAAAAACATTTAATCAGTTGACTTACCGGCACCGATCATGGGATGTATGGCGGGATTTCATCATAATGTTTGCCTGTTCTTTATCGAATCCAGTGGATAAATTCCACTATGAAGAACGGGAAAAACGATATTTGAAAATTATTAAAAAATACAATAAGCGGGAGCAAGAGCAGTTCCCGGAATTGGCTGCCTATGTAGTTATGGCTTTGGAAGAAAACCCAGAGCAGGACTTTCTAGGCAGTATTTTTATGGAATTGAACTTGGGTGACAAATCCAACAGTCAATTTTTTACTCCATATCATGTGTGTGAATTGATGGCAAAAGTAACCGAAGAGGATGTTGCTGCTGTTGTGAAAGAGAAAGGATATATAACTATTAACGATTTTTGTTGTGGGGCAGGAGCTACTTTAATTGCAGCAATCAACGAAGCAAGAAAACAATTAGAAAAAGTTAATCTGAATTTTCAGAATCATGTATTGGTTGTGGCACAGGATATTGACGAAATTGTCGCTTTGATGTGTTACATTCAGCTTTCTCTTCTTGGAGTGGCTGCATATATCAAGGTGGGTGATGTATTTACACAACCGATGTCTACGGATGATAATGGAGAAAATTACTGGTTCACGATGATGTATTTTTCGGATGTGTGGACTATGAGAAGAGTGTTTCACAGCTTATGAAAGGATGACAAATATGATTAAAACAGTATCGTTGAAGAAAGAGGACTGTTATTGCGATTTGGCTACTTTTTATGAAAATGTAGCACGAAAAATATCGGCAAGAATAACAGATAAAAGCAAATTTGATTGCCGAAAAATTTGCGTTACGAAAGACGTTCAAGAAGTGTTATGGTCTTATTATCGTGAGGAGAAGAACCAAACTGACGAGCAGATAGCATCTATATTGCTGATAGGTGGACCTAAAGCGAATTTGGAGGAGTATGGGATTCTGGAGTATCGAGCAGAAGTTGAAAACGGATTTGTATCTTGTGGGGAGAATCCAGATGGCTGTTAAACTATATGATTATCAGATAGCAGCAGTAGAAAAAATGCAGAATGGATGCATACTTTGCGGGGGTGTTGGAAGTGGAAAATCCAGAACTGCTTTAGCTTATTACTATCTTCAAAACGGTGGAGAACCGAGCTGTTTGACAGGAACGGAGGAATATATTCCAATGGAAGATCCTCCAAAAGATTTATATATCATTACAACAGCAAGAAAGAGAGATACGATGGAATGGGAGGGGGATCTTTCACCCTTCCTTCTCTCCATTCATAAAGATGTCAATTTATACTCCAATTTAATTAAAGTGGATTCTTGGAATAATATTGGAAAGTATGCAGATGTGAAAAATGCTTTCTTTATATTTGACGAGCAAAGAGTAATTGGGGCAGGAGCATGGGTAAAAGCATTCCTAAAGATAGCAAAATCTAACCAATGGATTCTGCTATCGGCAACTCCGGGGGATACATGGCAGGATTATATTCCAGTGTTTGTTGCGAACGGATTCTACAAAAACCGAACAGAGTTCATCCGGGAGCATGTGGTATATAGCAGATTTAGCAAATTTCCAAAGATTGACCAATATCTAAACACTGGACGATTGATCCGTCTAAGAAATCGAATTTTGGTGAATATGGATTTCAAGCGACAAACAGTTTCACATCACGAAGATGTGTTTGTGCGGTATAGTATCGAGCAATATAAAGATGTGGGAAGAACCAGATGGGACCCGTACAAGAATGAACCGATTACAAACGCAGCCGGTCTTTGTTATATATGGCGAAAAATTGTGAATACAGACGAATCAAGACAACTTGCACTGCTGGAAATTGTAGAAAAGCATCCAAGAGCCATTATATTTTACAATTTTGATTATGAGTTGGAGCTTTTAAAAGAATTGTTTATTCCACATGCAGATACTATGTATTTTGAAATCGCGGAATGGAATGGCCATAAACATCAACCTATTCCAAAATCAGAAAGCTGGGTGTATCTTGTCCAATATAACGCAGGAGCTGAAGGATGGAATTGTATTAAAACTGATACGATTATATTCTATTCGCAGAATTATTCCTACAAAATCATGCAGCAATCTGCGGGGCGAATAGACAGGTTGAATACACCATTCAAAGATTTGTATTACTATCACTTGAAATCTCGGAGCGGAATCGATTTAGCAATCAGTAAAGCATTAAAGGAGAAGAAGGATTTTAACGAAACAAGATTTGTGAAGTGGTAACAATCTTATAGCAATACCGCCAAGCTTGTGTTAATATTAAAAATAGGAGGTATCAAGAATGTTTGATATTTTACAGAAGGCTGGGAGGGGTGTCAAGAAGTTTATGAGCGAAAAAATCAACACTTGTAAAGAAATTTTATCATCTGCTCAGAACAGATTGATTATTGGTCTTGTGATGATTGGTACTGGAGTAGGCTTTGTTGCTTCTGCTTATATTCGTGTACCGAAGGAGCAAATCTAATTTAAGAAAATTCGCAAAAATAACATGCCCTATAATGAAAGGTATATTTACCTTATCTTAAAAGAAAGGGCTTGCTAAAGGAGGCAGGTAAATGGAAGACAATATGAAAGAATTTGTTGCGTTTAGTAGAAAACTTTTGAGGGTTCTTATCGAACTCAGAGAGTTGCTGGAGGAAGGGGAATACGAAAAAGTCAAATCCAAACTCGATGGGTTGATTGAGGACACTCAGAGGGATATCGAAGCGTAACCAAGAAGCAATTATGTCAGAAAGGACCTGTGGTTGAAAAATCGCAGGCTCTTTCTTTTTTTATATCAAATGGGCGGTTTATTATGAACGAAGAGTATTTAAAAGAGTTAATAGTAGGTATTCGAGTATTTTTATGGATGTTGTCTATAAAGATAAAAGCTTTATCATTGACAGAATTTTGGAAATTGCTAGAAGGTTGTAGTTCTCAACAAAAACTTTATGCAGTATGGCTTAGATACTATTTTTAGAAGGAGCGATGTTATGAAAATCAAGGAAGTAAATACGAATTATATCCTTTTTGATAATGGTTCAAGAATCACATTTGACCACGAACAGGATTGTTGTGAAACAAATTATGCAGATTTTGAGCAGCTCGAAGATTTGGCATTAGAATACGAGTTTGAAAATGACTTGATATTCGAAGTGGTTCCAGAAAATGGCTTTAGATTTGGAAGCAAAGGAACACCGATGTTCTTTATCCCTTGCTATTCGGATCAGAATGGTTACTATTCCTCAGATATTGATATTTTCTACGATGGAAGGCATGTGTTCAATGTAGATTGTGAAGAAAGGATTTATTAAAACTATGAACGAAGAGTATTTAGAAGTTAATTTTGAAAAATATTGCAAGACGTGTCAGCACAAGGAATTGGAGGAAAAATTCGATCCTTGTAATAGATGCTTAGAACACGGTTGTAATCTGAATTCCCGTAAACCTATTATGTGGGAGGAAAAGAAAAAATGAAATCGACAGATAGTGTTATTGTAAGTTGGGATTTTTCTCGTGGAAAAGATGTTGGTGTTTTAATTGTTGGTAGTCAGAAAAACGGGCGAGTGGATGTCATCAATTGTAAAGATTGGATGCTGGTGGAGGAAACAGATTTTTATTATCGCATTATCAATAAGAATACCGGTGTGATAAAGAGCGTAGATAAATTCAGAAGAGTAAGAAGGAGAAAATGATATGAATTCTAAAATTATCGCAGTAGATTTTGATGGAACTTTATGTGAAAACAAGTGGCCAGAGATTGGTGAGGCAAATGAAGATATGATTTACTATCTTAGAAAAAGACAGGCAGAAGGGGACAAACTAATTCTTTGGACCTGTCGTGTTGGTGATATGCTTCGGAAAGCAATCAATTGGTGCTACAATTATGGTTTGATTTTCAATGCAGTCAATGAGAACCTTCCTGAAATCATCGATAGCTTTGGCTCTGATACGAGAAAGATATTCGCCAACGAATATATTGATGATCGTAATCGTCTTATCAGTTTCTGCCGAGAAAAATCGAATATGGAATTATGGGTAGAGAATGAAGTTCGAATCGCCTGTGAACATGAGAGAAAAGCATCCGGAACAAAAGAGGAAGAACAGGATTATGGTTGTGCTTGCTTCGAAAGTGCCTTAAAAGCATATCGAAGCCTTCTGGAAGACGGTCATTCTGGATTTAGTATCGGTATGACAAAGTATATTTTGGTTCGCATGATTGAAGGAAAACCGCTCACCCCTATTGTAGATACGGAAGATGTCTGGAGCGATGCTAGAGATCGAAGTGGTCATCGAGGAGAAGTTGTCAATTATCAGTGTAAGCGCATGAGCTCATTATTTAAGTATGTGTATGCTGATGGGACGGTAAAATATCGAGATGTAGACCGGTTCTGCGGTATCAATTTGGATAACCCAAATGCTTCGTATCATAGCGGTTTAATTGATCGTGTGATGGAGGAAAAATTCCCGATTACCATGCCATATTTCCCTGAAAGTAAGCCTTTCAAAGTGTATTGTGAAGATTTCCTCGTCGATTCTAAAAATGGAGATTATGATACAGTCGGAATTCTGTATGCGATTGTACCGGAAGGATACAAGGTAGAAATTAACCGATTCTTCAAAGAAGAAAACAATAAATTTGTTGAAATAACGGAGGTAGAATACAACATGAGAAAACATTGCCGCGAATATTTTGGAGCATCAAATAATGATTGTCAGAGATGTGATGTTGTGGAGGACGATAAAGAAAATGAATCGAAGTAGATTTATTCAAGGACTAAAAGGTGATATTCAACTTTCTGAAAAAGAAAGGAGACGAATCATTCGAAAGAGTCTTCAAAAGTATTCTTGGAAGACGAAATGTACGGTAGCAATGGAGGAATTTGCAGAGCTTCAGCAGCAAGTCAGCAAACAGGTTCGTGGTTATGGCGACAGAATAGGACTCTTGGAAGAGATGGCAGATGCGTATATTTGCCTAAACTTCCTGGAGTCCATTTTTGATATTAAGCCGGAAGATTTGCAGAAAGCGATTGATGTGAAATTGGAGCGAGAAAGGAGAAATTTGTAATGATTTGGGGTGACGATATATCTTTTGAGGGTTTTCAAAGGATAGTGGACGAATGGTATAGGGATAAAGACTTTGAATTGTGTGATCCACCTATTAACGCACAGTATGCGTTAGACTTGATTTTTAAAACGTTAATAGACGATAAAGAGAACTACCCATATTTAACCACTATGCCGGAGTCTACGGAGCAAACGAATTCAATAATGCTAGATTTGATATTGAGAAAATATAGCAGACAATATCGGAAATTTAGACAGCAACAGAAAGGAAAATTGTAATGGCAGGAGTTGATATGCAGATAGAATGGAAAACAAGGCTTTGTACTGTAAACGATAAACTTGGATATTTCCATGCATGGGAACATTACTCAAAACCTTTGGAAGCCAGTCCTCTAATAGGAGGAGCTCCGGCTGGGGTATTCAGCAAGATATTCGGTATTGTAGAGTTTTCAGATGGAGTCAGACGAGTTGATCCAACCGATATTTGTTTTTGCGATGAAGAGAATCAGATGCTATCAGAAATGGAGAAATTCGAAAATGAATAATGACATACTCATTATAATTCACCGAGATAAGTGTAAAGATGTGCTTGAGGCAATGTATGATTTAATCAACTATCTTCCAGATATTCGAAAAAATATGTATGTTGACAAGCATCGAGCAGTCATTGATATATGTAATCATATTAGGGTTTCATTCCGGTGTGGTGATGTATATAAAATGGCAGGGATAAGACCAAACTATTATGAAACTTGGAGCTTAGAAGCTGATGAATTTCTCGCTCAGTCGGCAGCAAAGTGCTGTGGGAAAAAGTTGGATTCTTTACAGGATATTGCTCGTGTCATTCAAGAAGAAATAAAGGAGAAAGAATTTAATGATCAAAATTGAAAATGTAGAAATTATGGGATGGGAACATGTCATCAGGGGAATGCGAAATCCGATGAATAGTTGGCAAAAATCGGATAGCGGTATCTGTAAAGGCGGAGATGATGGTATTGGATGTAAAAGTTGTGCTGCTTATGATTGCGAGCATACATATGATCATTCGTGGCAGCTTGGTAAAGCAGACCATGATTTGATGATGCGACTTGCAGCGGGTGGTCCGACTCACGCAAAGTATCGCCGAATGATTACCGTCTATATGGACATTACAGCTCCGCTTTATTGGTGGAAAGAGTTTGATACTTACAAAGTTGGTACCGTTGCAAATTCTTGTTCCACCATGCATAAGATTGCGGAGAAGAAATTTACAAGGAATGACTTTAGCTGGGAGCACTTAACTGGAGATGAAATCGTTCCGGATCATGCCTGTATATCATCCACCTATATTCTCGACCAGATAATAGAATCGTTAAATTTCTGGAGACATGAATATTTAACCGGAGAGGAATCGGGAATCAAGAAAGACAAAAGAGCATGGTGGCAGATGATCCAGCTTCTCCCCTCTTCTTACAACCAGAAGCGGACAGTCATGCTGAATTACGAAGTGTTAGCGGGAATCTATCCGATGCGGAAAAACCATAAACTCGATGAATGGGTAGAATTCTGCAAGTGGATTGAAAGCTTACCATATTCAGAAATTATTGTTGGTAAAAAGCAAGATGATTAAATATTATGAATCGGTGTTTTACAACACGTTGGAGGAATTAAATGCTACCTATAAACATAACCATCCAGATGTGTTACGCCTCAAAAAAAAAAAAAACAATATGGGAATGGTGTTCAGTTTAGCAGAATAATGTATCCGGAAAAGATTATGCCGCGATTTGAATTATCTTGTTATAGGATTTTGGAGGAGGATTGAGTGTGTCGATAAAGGTCAAAGATTTATTACCTCTCATATGGTACAACGATATTCGTTTAGTTGTTGGTGCGAATGAAGAAGTTTGCTTAATACGAAAAGACTTCAATAAAAAAATACTTTCCGACGAGTGTCTCAATATGGAAGTAGAGTGTATTGAAAATGATGAATGCATTCTTGATACTGTAAACATTCATGTGAAGAAAGTATAGAGAGGAGATTATGATGTCTAAAGTTCCATTCGCTGAGTATAAAATTGGTTTTGAAAAATTTCTAAAAAGTGAAAGCGGAACAATTTATGTCCAGTGTAAGACATTTAATGAAGCTTTATACGAATTACAAGAATTGATGAAAATGGTCGACTTCGAGAAATTCCACGCTTTATCTTATTCGACTTCGGATAGACTTTACTATTGGAATTTTTATAAAGAAAATACGATTTTCTGTTTAACAGACAGAGGCAGTACCTTCACTCATATTAAACATGTTCGGGAAAAAGGGGGAAAAGTTTTCTCTTGTAAAGGATTTGAAAAGCGAATGAAATATTTTATGTATATTGATGGAAAGGAAGGTTCGACAAAATGATATTTACTTTTATTCAGCTACTTATCATGTTCATCACTGTTTACTTATGTGTTTATTCGCTGATTGACCGAGTGCTGAAATGCATCGAACACTGTGCAACAGCGAAAGCATACGGAAAATTCCGAGAGGCGGGAGTTATGACAAAAATGGAAGCCGTTGAAGAAAATATAATCAAATCAACAAAGGAGAAGGACAATGTGGAAAAAGGAGTTAATTAAAAATAAAATATATGCAGTCATTTTAATGTGTGGCGGAGCGTTGGCAATCCCATGGTGTGATGGGGATGCAACGTTCTTTTTATTTTCCCTGATGATGGGGATACCGCTGTTCTTTGCAAAAGAAAATTGGATTTATGAGGGGGGAAGAAGATGATGGGACGAGCAGAGAGGAGACGTACTCAGAAATTAGAACAAAAAGCGAAAACCGCCACATACAATCTCACAAAAGAGCAGCTCAATATAGCGGTACGAGAACAAGTAGGAAAAGAGCTTGAGCGTATTAAGCGAGAATGTGAAACTTTTTCTGTAAATAATGTTTTAGAAGGTCTTCTATGGTAA